CGCAGGTTGTAGACGTTTTATTCGCGGGTTCTAAGTTTCCAATTGGTATTGAGGCTAGGCAGTTCCCGAATAACGTAGCTGGAGCCGTTTCATACAATCCAAACGCCCTTACTAAGGATAAAATACAAGAAGAAGTCGGCGTAGACTACTCTCCTAAGACAAGTATCGTGCGTCCTGACCTTGCGCGGGACTTGGGCATGTACAAAGACGCCCTGCAGCCCATCGAAGACGATTTAGAACTAGGTACAGGCAAAGTAGCCGGTTCTATTACCTACGAACCAGCCAAACGTGCAGCCCAGAAGATGGAAAAACTCATGCACGACCAGCTTGAGGAAACTCAGGCTCCAAAACACCTAAGATCAATGGCTTTTGAGACTTGCCTCTTTGGTACTGGTATTATGAAAGGCCCATTTGCGCAGGATAAGGAATATCCACGCTGGGATACCGAAGGAAACTACGATCCACTCTTTGAAACCATCCCTAAAATTGAGTACGTCAGCATTTGGGACTTTTATCCTGATCCAGACGCTAGAAATATGTCTGAAGCAGAGTATACCGTCCAGCGGCACCGTTTAAACCGTACACAGATACGTGCGCTGAAGAAACGCCCACATTTCCGCGAAGAATCCATAGAAATCGCCTTGGAATATGGCGCAGACTACATCCGAGAGTACTGGGAAGACAGTTTAGAAGAAGAATCCACCTCATCCGACATGGATCGGTATGAAGTACTGGAATATTGGGGCGTATTAGACGCCGAATTAGCCGAAGAAGCCGATATAACCATACCCAAAGAATTAGCCAAAAAAGACGAAATACAGGTGAATATATGGGTATGTAACGGTCAAATCCTGCGTTTGGTCCTTAATCCCTTCACACCAGTGCGTATTCCCTATCAGGCAGTGCCGTATGAGTTAAACCCATACTCATTCTTTGGCATAGGCGTGGCTGAGAATATGACCGACACGCAACTGCTGATGAATGGGTTCATGCGTATGGCTGTGGACAATGGTGCGCTGTCTGGAAATTTAATCATCGAAGTAGATGAGACTAACCTAGTTCCGGGCCAGGATATGTCTGTGTACCCCGGCAAAGTGTTTCGGAGGCAATCCGGCGCGCCGGGGCAGGCCATCTTCGGGACCAAATTTCCCAATGTTTCCCAAGAGTTACTGATGATGTTCGACAAGAGCCGTCAGCTTGCAGATGAAGCCACTGGCATCCCGTCATACAGCCACGGCTCCGGTGCAGTAGGCGGCGTAGGTAGAACAGCCAGCGGTATGTCCATGCTGATGGGTGCGGCTGCCCAGAACATCAAAGCGGTGGTACGCAACGTGGATGATTACCTGCTATCACCACTGGGTAAGAGCCTCTTCGCGTTTAATATGCAGTTCAACTTCGACAAGGAGTTTATCGGTGACCTAGACGTTAAAGCGCGTGGCACTGAAAGTCTGATGAGGAATGAAGTGCGTAGCCAACGACTACTGCAGTTTATGCAGATGACCAGTAATGAGCAGATGGCACCATTTGTTAAGTACGACTACATCCTGCGCGAACTAGCTGCATCGATGGACTTGGATGAGGATAAAATCCTTAATGATCCACGCGAGGCGGCAATCCAACAGAAGATGATGGCTGAGATAAAAGCACTCATGCCAGAGCAGCCAGCACCGCCACCACAAGCGGCTCCAGAAGGCGGTCCACCCGTTCCATCACCGGCAGACCCTACTGGCAATGGCGGGGGTAACATAGCCGCTGGTGCGGCTCCAGAACCAGATGCTGCCGGTTTCACTGGTGGCGGTGGCGGGGCTAACGGTGGTCAGCAGCCTCAACAAGCACCGCCAGCCCAGATGATGTAAAATGTATACTTTTGTGCTGATGGTTTACCTTGGCGTGGATAGGCAGTTGATCGAAGACACAATGGTCTTCACCAACATCGACCACTGCAATTACTACGCGCAGGAAATCATCAGACGTTTCTCGTCCCACGCCCTTACTCCAGAAGACAAGGTCGTGGCGTACTGCCTACCTAAATATACTGAGATTAAATAAGACATGGATAAACAGTTTATTCGATCACTACTGCCGCTGGTCAACGACAAGACCAGCATGGACCTACTCCAGACTTACGCAGATGCACGTATTAGCCAGCATCTTAATCAGATGAGCATGGAAAAGGATATGGAGAGAGTTAAGCGCATTCAAGGCGCAGTTGCGGAATTACGCCGCATTAGCACTCTCCGAGATGAAATTATTACAGGTGCCAAATAATGGGTTATTTCTCTGACATATTTAAATCTGATGATGCTCCGGTTGAGAGTGATGACCTAGAACAGACTGCAGGATTTTTCAGCCAAGAGCGCGGTCAGGCGCGTAGCAAGGCTTTGAATGATTCCATTAGATATTACTTAGGCCCGTACCTTGGTGCAAAAAATGGCTTACTAGACAGCGGTAATCAATTATTAAATCCAGTGGTAGGTCTGCAAGATTCCGGTGTTGCATTTAAAGAAGGTCGTTATGTCGATGGCGTTACCGACTTAGCCGGTGCTGCAGTACCACTAGCCGGTGCTGTAGTTGCAAAACCTCTAGCAAAGGCAGTTGCTAACAAAGCAGATGACGCCGTCGATATGGTCAGTGAAACTCTAACCGGCTTCTCTGCTAAACCCAAACCGTTTGATCCTAGTAGACGTAAGGCAATGACACAAATGGGAGCGGCTGCAGTAGCAGCACCGGTTTTGGCGTCTGATGCAACCAGAGGCGTACTGGAGGAAGTTATAGCACCTGTAGTGAAGAAGACTGTAGGTTCCACGCCTTTAACCGCCGCCTTTGAAAAACTAATGACTAATAAGTCTTCAATGGAGAATATTTTAGAGCAAGAGAACAGTATTTTTAGGAATATGCGACAAAGCGATCCGTATATGAATACTCCTTTAACGACAGATCAAAATACTCTCTTAAATTCTTTAGCCAACACTAGAAATACAATTAACCAAGACATAATTACTTCAATTGACGAGATTGTGGTAAATGTTGACCCTTCTTCTGTTAAAGGGCTTTCTGATACTGATCTTAATTCCTTGCTAGAGGAAGTTTCCAACAGAACGTGGACTATTGACCCAGATATTGCGGATGTAGATGTAGTTATAGATACTCTTATGACTGAAGTGCAGCGTAGAGGTTTGCGGATCGGAATGTCTCAAACAGGTATGCCGCCTGCGAATGTAGCAGCCAATATGGTTCCCAAGGATATGGGCGGGGAGACATTACCAGACTTATGGTCTGTGCCGGACCAAGCAATATCCTCTGCTGATACTTCCATAAATTCTTCTAAACTGCCTGCAGGGTACAAAAAACTAAAAGAAATGGGCGTTTTTAAGGAAGGTCAGGTTGTTGTTGATATTGGTGGAGGCCGTTTTGACAACGCAGTAGATGATTTAGCAACGCAAGGTGTGGACCTAAAAGTATACGATCCATTTAATCGTAGTGCAGAACATAATAGAGGAGTTGCTTCAGTTGTAGCAAATGGTGGGGCTGATGTTGCGATATCAAATAACGTCCTAAATGTTATTGAAGAGCCGGAGAATATTACACAGGTAATTATGCAGTCGCAAAATGCTATTAAAGTAGGTGATAAAGCCTATTTTACTATCTACCCACGCGACAAGTCGGGAATAGGTATTCAAACATCTAAAGGATATCAGCGTAATGAGCCTACGTCTGCCTACGTTTCTCGCGTCGAAGAAATATTTGGCGAAGGTAATGTAGAGCGTCGAGGTGATGTAATTATCGCTACTAAGTCTGCAGACGATGTACCCACCTCATTAGACGCACAGACTACGCAAGCCTTTGGTACTAACGGTGGACCGTCTATGCAGTCTGGACCTGCAGAGATTGGCCCACAGAAACGTGTGGACACCCGACTTCCAGCAGAGGTTGTTAAAGACGATACCTTGAAAACTGGCGCGATGGTTTCGGACGGGGATTCCTTAATGGGCAACCCTAATATGTACGACAACCTAGTTATGATGACTGACCATTACCCCGGTCTGAAGAGACTTTATTCTGATGATGTTGCTGAAATTAGAGGTAATATTACAAACCGGATGACTGATAATATAGTTAGCCTGTACGACATGTCTGACAAGCTAGGTATCGCTAAAGACAGCGCAAATTGGTACGTTGGTGCTAATCGTATTGCTAACGGACTAGCCTCTAGATTTGGCATATCTGACACAAAAGCGGCAGGGGTTTTGGCAGTAATGTCCCCCCAAAAAGATTGGTTCCAAAACGTAGGTCTGGGTGAGCGTATTATTAAGCACCATACCGAGTTAGGCCCAAATGCCCCTTGGACGCCTGAGATGGAAGCCATCACTGTTACTGTACCTGCTTCCAGAAGAGGCAAGGGCAAAGCCAACAATACTGCGTGGCAGGATGGTAAGAATGGGGCAATACTAGACGCCATCAAAGGTAAGGCTTGGGGTCAACTAGAAACCCCTATGGAAAAGGCTTTGTGGCTTCGGGCTTATGATGAGGCCCACTTCGGTAAGAATTTCAGAGAAATTAGCCCAGACGGCGATATTCTTGGATATGACATAAAGAAGGATGGTAACCCGTCTGCTATTGCACACCAAGGATTTGGAGACATTGCCAAGGCAGTCCGTATTTTGGAAGGAGAGGGAACCCTTACCTCCATATCACCAGAACTAGGCGGCAACCACAAAGTCCGTAACTTCTTCAACAACATCCTTAATCCTGACAGCCCTGATGACGTTACTGTAGATACTCACCAGATTGCGGCTGGGCTATTTAGACCTCTAGGCTCTAGCGCAGTAGAAGTACATCACGGACTTAATGGGGCAAATATAAAGGGCAACCCTGCCAGATGGTCTAACGAAGGTAAGGCTGAAACTGGTATGGCTGGCAGTTATGGGCTGTACTTTGATGCTACGACAGACGCTGCATCTCTAAGAGGTACACTTCCACGCGAAATGCAATCCATTTCATGGGAACAACTACGCACATTATTTCCTAATAATCTAAAGCAAGACAAAGACTTTGTATCCCAAACTGAAGGTATTTGGAGAGCAGTCGATAGTGGAACTCTTTCTTCTATGGGTGCCAGAGAAGCAATTATTAAGTTAGCCCAAGAAAAAGGTGCTGGCGGCGTACCTGATTGGAAAAATTACAAAGGTCCACGGCGAGATATAGGCACTTACGCTACAACTGCAGGCCGCGCAGCCGGTGCTGGTACGCTTTTACTAGGCTCCGCTGGATTGGCTACTGCACAAGAAGAAGATGAAGGATTTGCCACTCAGCCGGATACGGAAGCACCTAGTAACGGTGCCTTTGGCAACAGCGAGGCATGGCGGGGTTTTGTGGAAACTCTTGTACCACCAATTAACGCTGCTGTCTCAGGGGCTACGTCTGTAGGTAGGGAACTTGATAAATACTTCGGAACGGAAAACATGACTGCTTTTCCAAAGATCAATCAGTCCTCTAAGGCAATGGATGGAACAGCCTCATCTGAAGAGGATCAATAATGGCATTAGGCGGTTTGGCAACGACTAACAAAGGCATCACAACGCCGGAAGGATTAACTATGGCTAAGAAGAAATTCCAACTGGACGATAAAGATGCCGATACAAACGGTGACGGCGAACTGAGTACCCGTGAGAAGGAAATCGGCAAGGCAGTCCAGCGCAATGTAGACACCGAAGTAACAGACGATGACAAGGTGCAGATGTCCCACGGCGGTATGGCTACTTATGGGTCATCTTGCGGTTGCGGGGCCATGTCAGAAGAAGACTGCATGTGTGGTATGATGGACGGCCTCATGGGCTTCGACGGCATATCAGGCAATCCCATCCCAGTAGGCTCCAACGCAGAAAATGTACGAGATGACATAGACGCCAAGCTGTCTACTGACGAGTACGTCCTGCCAGCGCATGTCGTGAAATGGCACGGCCTCAAGCACATTCAGATGATGCAGAGTGAAGCGGAGATGGGTCTGATGTCCATGCAGATGGACGGCCTTATTCAACATGTCGAAGAGAAATCCCATAGCGAAAGTTCTAAGGACGGCGAGGTATCGCCCAAGAATAATTCCAAACAAAAAGGTGCCGAAGCGGAAGCCGAAGCACCCGAAGAAATTTACTCCGGAGAAGGAGTAGATGTCGAGGTCGCTACTGTAAAAGTAGACGATCATTTAACGGATGAGGGTGACAAGGAATTGCGCCCAAAAACATCTAAACTAGCCGGAATAGTCAAAAAGAAGAAGTATGTCTAACCGGATATAATTGGATATAATTGGATACCCGAATTGTCGGACCCAAGGAGTAATAATGGCTAAAGAACGATATCAACGTGTGGAAGACCCGACAGACAACCTGTCTTATGCGGAAGAATTTGCACAAGTCCACGGGCAACAGCAACAGCCTGTAGAGCATTTGGACGCTGAAGAAGAGTCCTACAAAAAACGCTATCAGGACATTCAACGTCATATCCAGACTGTGCGTAATCAGTCGGATGAGAAGATTGTAGCGATGCAGAAGCAACTGGACGATGCCACTCGCCAACAGATCAGGTTTCCAAAAACTGATGAGGAAGTCGAGGCTTGGAGTAGCAAGTACCCTGATGTTGCGAAGATCGTGGATACGATTGCCCGAAAGAGGGCTAACGAAGCCTTGGCTGAAGGCGAGAAACGTCTTGAGAAGGTAGAGCGTTTTGAGAAGCAAGTCCAAAAGCAAGGTGCTGAACAGCAGCTAATGCAACGGCATCCTGACTTCGCTGAAATACGGCAGGATAAGAAATTCCACGATTGGGTGGCTACACAACACCCATCCATTCAAGACAGCGTATACAAGAACAATACAGATGCAGATTGGGCCTCAAGCACCATCGATCTGTACAAGGCTCAGACGGGCGGTAGACGCTCAAATGGAGCAGCACAAGCAGTAGGCCGCACAAGCGCGTCACAGCCGCCGTCTACTGGTAAGATGAAGTATTCAGAGAGCATGATCGATAAGATGTCTGATCGTGATTATGCCAAGCATGAAGATGCTATCATGGAAGCCATGCAAAGTGGGAAGTTCTTATACGATCTTTCTGGTGCTGCGCGGTAACTAAGTGGCGTTTGAATAAATTAACTATTGTATTTACCTGACCATTGTGTTATAATGGTTATATTGAACGACTTAAAGGTAGGACACTACCAGCCTATTCCGGCTAAAGTAGTATACCCCGCCTAACTCTCACAGATAATAATAAAATTAAGGTCTACCGGACTAAAGAGAACCGTACACTTGTACGCCACCCTCTAAAGTGCGCCATCATAATTTTAATTGTCTGATCTAGCTGTCTCTGCGCGTTTTTATTGCGAATGATTGTCGTTCTCAAATCGCATAACGTCAGAGATTTTCTTCAAGCCATTTCATTCAAGGAGAAATCATAATGGCATTTCAATCAGCAGCCTCTGGTTCAGCACTTACCGGTGGCATTAACAATTCGGGCGCATGGAATAACCTTACATCAGGTAACTTCAGCCCAGTAATTTATAGCAAAAAAGTACAGAAAGCTCTGAGAGCCTCTTCTGTAATTGAGGCTGTAACCAACACTGATTACACAGGCGAAATCGCCAATATGGGTGACTCAGTGAACATCATCAAAGAGCCAGATATCACTGTATCTGCGTATGCCCGTGGTACTGCCTTGGCAACACAAGCACTCACCGATGCGGCGTTTACTATGGTCGTAAATAAAGCGAACTACTACCAGTTTGCGATGGACGATATCGAAGAAGCGCATTCGCACGTCAATTTCGTAGATTTGGCAACGGATCGTGCTGGCTATAAAATGAAGGATGCAATGGACGCAGAAGTACTTCGCCACATGGCGGGTTACACCGATGCGACTACTGCTCGTACTGCTCTGGAAACAGGATCGACTAAAGCTGATGCTGGTGCAGACAATGACGAACT